CGGTTTCCGTCCGCTGTCCCTGTTCGAGTTGTCGTTTATCCTCTGCCCTTCTGTAACCTATTTCAGCAACCAGGTCGCTTTGAATTTCCTGTTTCTTTTCTTCGGGGATTAACTCTGAATCCCTTATGTGATCCAATGCAAGTGTCTGGTCGCCTGTGGTGTCGAAAATCCCCCTTGCAGTTTCCATCTCCCCTGCAACCGCCGCTGCCGCAACTGCTACATCAATTTCACCCTCCACCTCAGTAATCTTTGCGTCAAGAACTTCTTCGGAGAACATACCCGCCTCTTGAAGTCCGCTCAGGTAAATAGTCAACTCCTCCTCAAGTCTCATTCTCTCCTTGACTGTGGTAGCGTTTACAATGGCGGACTGATACTGTTGGATTTTAATAGGCATTATCTGGAGTGCTTCTTTGGTCTGTGCCCTGAAAGCTCCGGTATGTGTTGCGAAGCTATTGTCTATTTTCCTGCCCTGAAAATGCTGGGTCAATGCAGTTTTAGCACTCTTATTACTCGTGGCGTTCAGGAGTGTATTTGTTTGCTTTGAATGAAACTCATCGAATAGTCTGTTATGAGAAGCAAAATCAGGATTCGCCGCAAGACCCTTTTTGAATTCTGCATATTGCGATTCGTATTGAAGTTGCCCGGTACTTATCTGTTCGGAGCGTTGCAATTGCAACATACTGACACCGAGATTGTTTAGGCTCTGCGTAGCCGCTCTGCCCGCCTGTTCCTCGGATGCAAAAATACCCGTTGGGATGGGTACAGAACCTATTTCCGTAGTTGGCGCTACCGTCGTTGTTCTTTTCGTTGGTATTTTTATTGCCATAGTTTTAACCTAATTGCTGTAACTGCCGACCGGCTTGGAATAATTGTTGTCCTACACGTAATCTACCGGCTCTCACTGCTGACCGTCCCTGTATCCTTGAAATCTCCGCCCTACTTCTGGCTTGCTGGACTCCGGTTCGGATATTAAACTGTTCTGTAAGAGCGTCTTGAGCAAGGTTCTCGGCAGTGTCAATCTGGGTGAGGAGCGGCGTACCCTCACCCCTCACCCCTGCTTTGCCAAAAGCAGCCCGCTGAGAAGAGATCAACCGTCTTGCCTGTCTTTTTCGTTCATCCAATGCTATTCTACCCGCCGCCTCGCGCCTTAGTGCGCGTTCGTCGTCCTGTTCGGCATTGAATTCTGCTAATGCTTTCTGAGAGGATGCCTGTTGTTGGGCCTGCACTATACCCACCGCAGCCGATCCTATCACTATTGCTGCTCCAGCCCAAGGCATTATATCGACCTCTTGTAGTAATAATGTGTCCCGTTAAGCATTTTCCTCATCTTCTCAAAGCCTATTGCTTTCAACAATCTCTGCGATTCAGGAAACCCTATCCTGGAATCGCTCCTGAGTCTACTGTAGCCCATCTCGCTTGCGACAATAGCCAACATGGTCCGCTGTGTCCAAATGACATCCTTGAGGCACTGACGGCAATCTGAGGTGATTACAGCCCACATATCACCCACTCCGGTCCTGACGTGCCGCACACCCGCCGCAAATACCATCTTGCCCTCATAGACGCCGGTGTACCCTAACCCGCCTGATTCGTTGATCTGCGCCCATTTCCGCCAGTCAATCTCCTTGATCGCGGGGTCCACTGCTCTTGGACACAGGTATTCAGCATGTTCGGCTTTAAATTCGATTAGTTCAATCATCATCAATCCTCGTCGATTGCTGAATATCGACCCTTTCAAAAGTCTCGTCAATGACACATTTTATCTCTGGACCATCGCTGTTTACCAGTAAGGTCTCGAGACTTTCAAGGATACCTCCGGGACAACTAACGAGATGAAGGAATTTATCTGTTATTAATTGGGCGTCGACTCCATAAATTACGAATACAACTTTATTCATCTTTCTGCCTCGAACTCTGGAATAACAGCAATTAAAGTAAATGGTAACGGTAAGTCCTGCTGTATGAAGATGTTACCGTCCGTTTCATAATCTCCGACAAAAGGTGCTCTCTTGTCGCCGGAAAACAAAGGAGTTGGAAATTCAAGCGGGTCCGCAGCGTCCCGGAATATCACGGGATCGAAATTCGTCCACGAATCGCCGACTTTACAACCTAAAGTCTCGTGAAATCTGAGGGTTATCCGGTTAATTCTTTTCGTTTGACCCTGCATGGTCCCCGCTGACGGCACTTCGAGTCTCATCGGTTTTACCCTTGAGGTGTAAGGAAGCCCTATATGGACGGTATTATAAAATTCGTCCAATTCTACGATACTTGCTGCAACAACCTCAGTGCCGACGAATCCACCGTCACCCTGGACATTGACGGTTCTTTTATTGAGGTGGGTCAGGGTAGAAAACCTGTTCTCAACCTGACTTGCGGTACCCTCCCCGGAATATGCTGTAAACCCCGACGAATCAATATCAACTGTATCAGTGGAATCACGGAGTTCAAATGTGGAGTTAGTTGGATTGCTCACCGTGTAAACGTTGTTCACGATTTCTGTCATACCCCCACCCACAACCCTTATCTGATCCCCATCAGAATAAGGATGTTGAACAATGGTCATTACTGCGGGATCGGCAAGAGAAACATCCGATATGACCGTCGGCGCCCCGCCATCAAAAGTCAAGCCGCTATCAACAAAAAAGGCATCTTCGGAATCATCCCATTCCCTCGGCTGGAATTGCTCCACATATCTGACATTACTTCCGCTTATCGTCCTGTTTACGCTTACCCAAACCTCATCTTCATCGGTGCCGGGAATCACCGCAACGGACTCTACTAGGTCGCCAGCGGTTAAATGTCTATGCCATGCTACAACTTCCTGATCTCTCAAGTAAGTCATACCAGCCAATTGACCGTCCGCCCGGACACACCACAAAGTAGGATCAGGGGTTTTCTGGTATGCTATTTGTGTTATGCCTGATTCAGTAATGTGTTCTGCCAATAAGGTCAGATCAGGAGCAACCCACGAATCCTCTGCAAACGAATAGACCAATTCCCTGACCTTACGTGCCTGCCTCTGAACGTACAGTATTACATTATTAATCATTACCGCCTGAATGTCAGCAGATCCATAAGTGGACTGTCTCCTGACAGCAACATTCGTAGGCGTTATAGGCTCGTTAAGATTCGTTGACGAAATCTGCCATTCACCCCCGGATGTACCTGCCAGCAAAGAGTTTTGAGGTATCAGCCATTTTATCGCATTGACCTGATCGGCTGCGATAGTATAAGACATTGCATCGGCGTCATCTACACCCGCTAACATATTCGTCCAATCGGCTGTCTGGCTGAACCATATCGTCTGGGGGCTATTGGTTGTATTTGCAAATACCAATCTTTCTTCGTAAAAAGCTACCGTACTCGGCCAACCTTCTTCATCGCTCCATGCACCCTCTGACCATGTAGTTACGGCTGTGGTGCCGCCGAGAGTTTCCTCTACTGTGGCAGTGGCGATACTGGAACTCGTAAGACTTGTTATTTCTACAACTCCAGCGACATCAAACGACCTTGCGGTTAGATTAAAATTGCACGTACCTCCCGACTGAGAATCCATCCTCACCCGATAAATTGCGTTAGCAACGCCCTCGGCGTCCGTGAAAGTAATATTTCCATCGTTCTCATAATGTACCGGCCTGACATCTTTCCATATCGATCCACTATCGTAACTTCTTTGTAATATCACCGTCCCCGTCCAGGTCCCGTGAGTAGAAAAGTCGAACGTCCTGCCAAATTGCACAGTTAGCGAAGACGATACCTGACCCGCTGCCGTGAAACTACCACTTGTATTCTCTGTGGCGACTGTGTGGGTTATCTGCCAATGAGCACCTACATGCGTTGCGCTCCACAGACCCACACTACCTGTCAAGGTGATACTCCCTGTGGTACCAGATGGTGTTATGGTTGTTCCACTCGTATTCTGATCGAGAAACGGACCTCTTGAGAAACTTATAGCAGCCAAAGTCCAGTCGTCATGGTCTTCCCTGGTAAGAGTTCTCGGCTGATAGTCAGGATGTACCAAATACATTGTATCTGCACTCTGAACGAAATGCAGATCAAAAAGATCATCCGTCCGGTAAGGTGATGATATTTCGTAAACAGCCCCACCGCTGGTAATCTGCCCGCCATCCTTATAAAACCTGATATATTCATCCCCGAATTCAAGGATATAAGCCTGGATAACTGAAAACTCAAACGGGATGAGTCGGCATGGAACGTCACTTTCTTTTGCGGAGGCGATGTATTTTGTACCCGGCCTCCTTTGTGCGCATCCATAAGAAAGAACGATACAGTTTTCGAGAGTCCGACAGCCTGAATAATACTTGGAAATGTCAGTCCTGCCCTCAAGTAAAGGAGACAGCTCTCCTGCGTTGAAACTATTGATTATCGTGATTGCTCCGAATGTCGGGAAAACAAATACCAAGAAAAGAATTGTAATTCCTAATTTCCTCATTCGCTTCTCGTAGTATAAACCACAGTTACGCCCACATCGACATTGCCACCTGTACGAGTTATCTTTAAAACAAAATCACCTGCTCCAGAAGGAAAACTTACAACGCCATCCGGCCCCTGTAAATTCACGTCTGTTTGCCATGTAGCATCATCAGCGACGGTAGGACCAAACCACTCTGCTAGTTCCAAATCCAACCCATAGACATCGAAGTCAAAATTATTCGTACTACTCTCGGCCTGTTGTGCCAGATGAACAGTTCCTATAATATTGAAATCTCCATTGTCAGCATCTACATCGGTTAGGAATCCAAAATCTATATCACCGGCAAATGCTGTAGATGGATTAGTTGCTACTATAATTTTGTCGAGAACGATATGATGTGTATTCGTATGCGGCCAGTTCGTCGAATCAGATAAATCGATTAACATGAAACCCGCTGTTGCTGCTATATTTTCTGCATCAAGATGAATAAAGAATGACTCCCTGTGTCCGAGAGACACCTTTAAGGAACTATCTCCCTCATGGGTTACTATGTCGGCATCATCTGTTCCATCCGTTATCGAAACAAATCCTTTCGTTGCAGAAGTGTCGAAAAGTTCATTTCCACTGGAATCGAATTGAGTTATATTCAATTGGGCATTGGCATTGGAACTTATATCGCTTTCGAGTTCTTCTAAAGATACCTTAAAATTCCCCGCTGTAGTGGCTTGGAAATTTACAAAAGTTCCTCCGGGATTTTTTCCGGTGATTACCGCTTTCACCAACTCCGCATCGTCATCACCTATAATGTTATCCATTACCCTGTGACTTGATGGTTTTATATATGTCTTTTTCAGTACACTTTGAAGTCTGAATGTAGTTTGTCCAACCCCGCTGTTCGTGTAGACTATTCTGTAATAACAGCCGGAGGGCTGAAACGAAAACGTTTTCCCCGTTCCTGCCGGTATTGTGTACTTATCAAAAGAGTCCCAGTTTGTGCCATCCGGCGAAAACTCAATAGAAAACCCATCCGTTGCACTGATTATATTAGAAAAGACAATTATCTGAATTACTGAAAACTCTAAAGTATTGACCGCTGTTCCAGTGAACACGCCATCGATACCAAGAGGGGTGGTAGACGAGTTGGCTGTATCGATTTTCCCTGCCATGACAACGTGCAATTGATTATCTGTATTCACGTCAGCGGTATCACCTGTAGTTGAATCTGTTACAAATACTTTACGTAACTCAGTGCTATTGGCAGTTGCCACAATCAAAAGAACGGCAATTATGACTATCTTTTTTACAGTACCCACCAGTTACTCCCATCAGATTGAATTCTTATAGTTTCGTCCAGAATAAGTTCAAAGTTGGCATTATCTCCGTCGATCTCCTCTGTTCCGTTGGGGTCGAGGTCACACGTATTATCATCATTGATACATTTGAAACAAAACACTCTGCCCGTATTGTCAGCGGCGGGCGGTAGAGTTATCGTGACAGTGGCGCCAGTGCCGTCGAGCAGGACAGTGTAATCCGCCGTTGTAGCAGTATAGTCAGCCACTTTTGTTACCAGAGGGGATATGTGGGTCACTGATATTTCGTCACCGATAATCTCAAGACTCCCATCAACATTAAGCCATGCAACTACACTTCCGCTATTGTCCCAGAAAGCTATACGATCCTCCGCCACTGGCCCGGCTGTTGAAGTGTAAGCGTTTAAGGAAACGTCCCAATATAACAATTGCCCTATTTTGTTACCGAAAGCAAAAGACCTCTCTGTTCTGCTACGATAAAATCTCCTGCTGTCAATTGGAAAGACATTTCTATCGATAGTAGTCTGAGCAAAGACTGTCGGTAAACTCGAAGATATTCCTCTGTAAAAACCAGCTACATGCTGTTTATCGACACCGGTAATGCTTCCGTCCGGGATGGGGTATATCCGTACAACAGAACGCCTCTTATCCTCTGTGTCGATAGCACCCCTGACCACAGAAGCCAGTAGAAATATCATCAAGAGTTCCCTCATCGTATTTGCCTTTGTATGCTGGTGGTTCCCTGTTCGTTCGCCGCTGCGTTTACAACCTCCGTGTTACCATCATCTATCCTGATACCCTCAATGTTAACGTCAACATCTTCAAGGGCATTTGCCGCTTTTGCTTCATCGACCGCAAGCTGCCACATAGCCACGAAATCAAGGGCAAGTAGCCTATCTTGTTTCAATGGTTGAGATAATTTACTTGCCATAGACAAGTAGATCATCTTTATAAACCATCCGGGATATTTCGCAGTGTCATCTATTCGCCTGATAAACTTAATATAACAGGTTTCCTGGTTAGTCAAGATGACATCGTAATGGCGTTTGTTTTTAAAAAATGTCTCTCGCCGCCACCGGTACTCAATATCGTCACTGTCAACATCGATTTGCGCAATTACCCTCCTTGCGTTGTCCGGTAATGTGAACTGATTGGCAAACCCGCCGAAAGCCGGGGCATCTGTCAGTTGAGATAGCTGCTGTCTTGTTGTCAGGAACTTCCAGTTATAAGGCAAATCCATTGTCTCATCCCTTGATACAGGATACAGACTCTTGACTTGCCTTGCCGATTTACTGTCGTCAGTGAAATTAACTATCGGGAGCGCACCGACCATCGTAAGAGCTACGTTTGAAATATCTACTGGACTTACCATTTTAATACCTTTTCCCAAAAGATGTTATATCTCCTGCTTCAATACCTGTCGTACCATCCGCATCGTAGATAACAAGTTGAACCCATTCGAGTCCCGCCATATCGATGTGAATAATAGCAACCTGGTTGGCGCCTGAGTTCAAAATTCTAATAGTGTTCCATTTGGTCGTACTGCTAAGGACGATAGTGTCAGCCCAGAATATATTAGTAGCCGTAGCCGAATCGTCTGGGTAAAGTACAACAGCCTGGGCACCCAGAATACCGGTTCCCTCGCCTATCACCTGTAACATGCCGTTTATTCTCGACCAACCTACAAGCGAGAAACTAAACGTATCATTATCTGCATCCCCGCCGCATATCGCAATATCCCACGCTGCGCCACGCGAATAACCTTCAGCATCATTACCTGACTTCTGGGGAACTATCCTGAATGGACCACCATTGGCTACTGAGGAACTATCCTTATTTGCAAAATTCATTGTAGTGGCAGAAGCATAAACAGCCGCAAAATTCGCACCATCCTCGTCAGCAGTTTCCCTTATTAAATGCCAACTCGAATGATAAGTATGCAATGGTTCCGCTTTAGCAGGGATCAGACAGATCAATGACCCGGCCAACATTGCCATAAGCAGAATCACCGACACTGTTATCCTACCGTATCTCATTACTACTTTCATAATATTACTCCTAAAAAAAGGTAAGGGGCCGCGAAGCCCCACACCTGTTAACCACCGTCAACAAAGATAGTAATAGTGGCAGAAGTGGTCTCTATAGCACCACCAAACTCATCGCCATCTCTATCAGTTATCCAGTTATTCATAAACGTCATGTCGTCGGCAACTCGCATCAATAGACCCGTAGCCACGTCAGAGACAATGTAGTTATCAGCAATTAGCCCCGCAGTGCTATCAAGCAGAACAATCGCAGCTACCTCATTGATCCCGGTATCACCAACCAGAGAGCCATTGATAAGAGTGTTTCCACGTATCAATAGATCAGTCGAGGCAGCAGTGTCACCGCCAATACATGCTACGCTGTAATCACCTCTTATATCATTTCCGACAATAGAAGTCTGGTCAGTATCGGCGTCCATGAAAATAGCATGTTCGGCACCGGCAGCAGCAGCATTAAAGTAACAATTCCTCACAACGCAACCAGTGTTGTTATCATTGAAGTTTATAGCTTCAAGGAATTCGTCGGCGGCAATATCATCAACAATAAAACTACACCCATCAATCTCAAAATAGTCCATGTCGGCTTCAACTTCTATGCCCATCAAGACGAGGGTTATTGTAGACTGGAAAACGCAATTACTCAGATACACATTATCAGCACCGATAGCCATTTCAGCATTCGCATGGTTGTAAGTGAAAGTCGGACGGAGGGATCCCCTGCCCATACCAATTACACTTATGCCAATAACGTCAAGATCGGCAGCCTGAGCAATAAACGTTTCGGCATGTCCCTGAGCCACCAGAATTACATCCCCCCTGCTATCAGTACACAGATTGACCGCTTCGTCCAGCGTATCCTTTGCGGTTTCCCATGTAGTTCCATTGCCCTCGGTAGTGACGTTGGAATCGACATAGAATATCTTGCCTGTTCCCAAAGACAGGCCTGCATTAACCAGCCCATCAGTAGCCTTTGCCCATTTCCACGCAATATCTTTAGCTAAGTGACCGCTCCACCAGTTAGCGTCCGGTCTGCTATAGATAGTCAATTGCGCATTGCAAAGACTCACAAGGAAAAGGATCGTTAAAATTACAATATACTTCTTCATTGCCTTACCCTTTCAAAAAGTAAAGTATGGGGTGGCGAACCACCCCTTTTTGTTAAGAACCGGCTTCCTCATTGTCAGGAGCGGTTGCAACTGGTTCTGGACCGTCAGCCAGATAACCGATAAACCCGCCAGCGGTGTTATTAGTGAATGGAGTAAACTCCAGACCCAAATACCTCTGGTAGTCGAATGGCGGCAACATCTGATTGACAAGCAGTGATCCCGCTGTCATATCTGCAAGCAGGAAACGCCACATCTGAACAACGGTCGGCGCACCTGTGAGAGCCGCCGCGGTATCACTGAGTAGCTTGATCTCCATGCTCACGGTTGTCGCCAAATCAACAGCCCCTACCTTAATGACCAAGTAAGGCCCTTTAGTCGGATTGACCGGACTGATACCCGCAACATCAAGATCGATTACGTTCACCGAAATAGCAGCAGCCGTCACTAACTGAGTGAAACCGGCAATGCCGGCAGTGGGGCTGCTTGTATCGTAGGTGAAGAAATTTCTAGCATCCATCATTTTATTTCTCCTTAAAAGAAATAGAGTTCTTGTTTAAGTTACTGTCGCCTGGACGTTAGTGATCTGATCGACACGCCCAATAGGAATACCATTGAACATCGTCACAGGCTTACCGAAAGGACCTTCACCGGGAGCGGTCATGGTATACAAAGCGTTACCCTTGTCATTTGCACGCTGATCAAACTGAGTTTTCAGCGTTCTGTTCATGTAGATTCGGGCATTGATACCGTTATGCTCAAGCTGGTTAGTCGCTGCGATAAGAACATTCTCGTCGAAAGAGAAATCGTCCACACCGTCAATATTCGACGTACTGATATTGACCATCCTCTTGATCGTTCTGGGATCGTCGATCATAAGACCGAAATGTATCTCGAACCACGAACGATAAGCGGGATACTGTGCAGCACTTGTCGCGAAATCAGTAACAAGATCGATACCGAAATCCTGCATTTTAATGCCGAACTCTTTTTCGCCTGGACCATCGTTGCGGGGGAAGATCAAATTCGTCATACCCTCTCCCCACTGGATGATGTAAAGCGATGTCTTGTTGGCAGTAGCCGAAGCATTGCCGGCAGCGTTATCGAAAACGAACTCACTTGACAGGGCGTTGTAATCAGAACGGGTGTTAATACCGTTGATATGAAGTGGGTTCCCAGCCCTGTCACCACTAAACAAAGCGCCTGCGAATGTCTTTGCCATGCCAGACAGGAAAAACGCATCTTCCTGAGTCCTTGCTGCCTCCGGTCCGGCTGGTTGGTGCTTGGCCTTGGCCACGTCGACAGTAGAAAGACCGTCGAGCATGGTCGTTGGTTCCGTAACTACTTCGGTAACACCGGCTTCGTTCAATACGCCCATATCGTACATGCGATATTGACCGGTAGGTTCGCTTGCTCTGCGAGTTACCTGATTAAACGTCCCGTTGTTACACTCTTTCCATGTTGCATCGGCGATAATTGCGTTCTGTTGACTCAGAACATCAACAATAGCGGCACGAGTGCCGTCAGGGTTTTCACGCCTGACCAATTCAGCCATAGTCAGATTTGTACCTAAAGCAAAAGTTGTCATTACTATTCTCCTAATTAAAATTCTTATCAATCGGAGAGTAATCTGACAACTCAGGCCCTCCTGACGCTTACGGCTGCTCGCCGGACTGCTCTTTACAGTCTGAGCATCAGGCCCGTTACCGGGTAATCTGAAAATTTATCTTAATTTGTACTTACTACTGCTTTATTCGGGATAACTATCCCGCTACTCAGTGCATGTTCAACTGTTATTACAATATCATCGCTTGCCGGATGGTACTCGGCACGGATCAGACTTTTCATTCTTGCGTTAATATCTACTACCGCTTGTCTTTTAACAACTACCTTGCCGCCCTGCGTGTGTAAGAGCATTGCGAAACAAGTCATTAAATCTTTCAGGTCAGGAGTATATGGCATTTTATTCCTTACTCAAATTTAGTATTCGGATACAATGTCGATTTAACACCAGTCTGTCCACCCTCGTCTTTACCGGCGGTTGACGGCATGACCTTACTGGCGATATTATGCCATACCCGTATCTGACTGGGTGAGAAACCGAGTTTACGCCAGACAGACAGGTCGGTTGCTTTATCATACAGCTTGGCCTCATCTATTTGCTTTTTCAAGTCATCGCCTACAAACTCCTTGACCGCTTTCAGTGCGATACGGAGATTCGTCGGTAGTGCCTCACCCGCCCAGTCGGTTTTCATTGAAGTCGATTCTTTCTCAAACTCAGCGTTATCGGCTTCGACACCCTGATTGAAACGACCGATCTGTAACTTATTAAAGCCGTCAACCAGTGTCTTAGCAATATCTAACGGGCAATTAGCCTGATGCAACAACGATTTAAAATCGCCTTCCATTCCCTCATCGTATTCCATACCATCTGGCATGTCTGGACGGTCAAACTGGTACCCGTCAACACTCTCAGGAGCGCCCAATTCAGTGAGTAATGTCTTTCTGAAATTAGCCTTGTCGTCGTCACTTGAATTATCGGTGGGCTTCTGAATAACGCCCTCAAGCTTCTTGCCGACCATGCTCTTTGTATCTGCATAGGCTTTGGCTAACATCGACAAGCCAGTTATGTCTTCAAAGACCTTGCTCTCAGCATGTTCTTCGCCCAGCATTGAGGGCAACGCTGTTTTAAAATCTTCTGTGAATCCACCATCTTCATTTAAAAACTCAGTCATCGTAAACTCCGTTCTTCTCTTTAGGTTTATCTTCGGGCCTGTAATCCTCTGAAAGCTTGGCTTCGGCTTCCAGTACTGCCATAGGATCGGTCAGGCCGCATTTTATTTTAATGTCCCTGATAAACCGGGTCAACACTAAAAACATCTGAGCATTCTCCGGCGTCAAGGGTACATCCTCAAACTGGTGAGCGTTCTTCATAAGATCAAATAATACAGCCCGCCCATGACTTGTCGACATGAACGTATTATGGTATGCACAGTATCTTTCTTGTGACAACATCGGATCGGACTGTATTTTATCTTCTGTTAGATCGTACCACATTACCATTGCATCCCAGGAACAACAATTGACGTATCCCATGCAGGCTCTTTACCGTCTTCCAAAGGTCTACCGATTCTCTCAAGGAACTTAATGGTTCTCTCCTTGTCAGCTTCCGATACGCCTTTACGCCAACCGCCCGTAACATTAGCGGCAACGCCCTTAATCATCTTCGTGCCGCTCTTGACATGCTTGCGGATCTGTCTTTCGAGTGCAATCCTCTGATCTTCTGAGAGTCCTGACGGGGGCGTAGTGCCTATCGTCTTGAGGTCATCATTCATAACGTCGTCAGGTCGTTTCAGCTTTTCGCCCGGTTTGCGTCTTGTCTTGATGCCTTTTGGTTCTGTGGCTTTGGCAAGCTTTTTGTTGGCTTCGACTAACTTCTCATTGGCCTCCATAAGCGCCTTTTCCGCTGGTGTCGGCTGAGTTTGACCTGCACCGCCTGTTTGCGGTGTCGTTTCCCTGGGTACTGGCTGCTCTTTCAGTATCTTGCACAGATCGTTGTAGCTCGCGTCTTCGCTGAACTTGACATTTTTCGCAATCAGTGTTGCGATTACATCTTCTTTCTTCATTCTAGGCATAATCTTTTTCCTTTTCTTTAAACAGCTTCCTTGTAAATAGCACAAACATGATCCATATCTACACCGATATGGTCGTATTCGTACATATAACTGTAATGCAATGCCCGTCCGTCTTTTACTTCAAGCTCCTCTATCTCACGCAAGATATAAGGGGGCGGATCATATTTATTTGTCCACGGCATCCAAATTGTAATTACTTTACATTCTTCATATTCCAAGTCTACCCGGAATTCTCTCGATTGATTAAGCTCTGTTACCAGGAGATAATATCTTTGCACACGGTTTATCTGCCCATGCTCTCGGTATGCTTTCTTGAGTTGAGATTGTAATCCCCGTCGCAGCCTTGATGTATGCCATTTTTTAATCAATATTCCTATCTTTCTCATTCCGCCGCCCCTACGCCGAGAAGCGATAACGGGCTGTTTGGTTCAATGGCCTTACCCGCCGAGGGTAGAGCCTTTGCGATTGTTTCGCCTTGTTCGAGTTGTTGCTGTCTGGCAATCTCATCAGCTTCGGCCTGTTGGATTGCCTGCATTTCATCATCGCTCCTGATATTGTCCTGCGGGAAGCCCTGAGCGATAAGAGCATCTTCCATCGTCTTATTCCACTTGACGACATTGACCGAGTTCTCGTCCAACCTGGCAATCTCTCCGGCAATAGCAAGACCGTCAATTATACCCTTACTCCTGAGTAGACTTCTCTGTAGCTGAGCAAGTGCACCCAAGAATACTATATCTATTCTGCCGTCAGTCTCCTCCTGGAGAATATCAGGGACATCCGGCATTCTCCCTGCCTGCGTTTCAAACTCCCATTGCACCTCAATAGCTTTACCTTGGAACTTCTGATATGAGAGTATGGTCGATCCGAGTAATACCGCTTTCTCACCCATCATTCTACTGATCTGGAACGCTGTAATATTGCCCGGCAAATCTCCTCTGCTAAGTGTTTCAAATAGTCTTGTGTGGAATTTCTCATCGAGTGAGGCGTGTATTCGATCCATCTGGGCATCGGACAAAGGCCAGTTTGGATTTTCGTTAATAGCCTCCATCAACTCATCTTGCTTATCGAAATACGTCCTGCCCCCCGGCTTCAAATTAACCTTACCTCTCAATGCGCTGTGAATTCGCATTGCGGGTTCTATCGCTCCGTGGACGGCTTGGATCTCTTTTTGGCCCAACTTATTGGTAATCAAAGCTTCTGTGAGTGCGTCTGCTGCAATCGAAGTACCGTAACTACGCCCGGCTCCCGTCCCGGCCTCCAGTCAACAGGCACCCAGTTAGTACCTGACTCCTGTAAAAGCTGCTCACTGTTTCGCTTCTCTCTGAGTACCCAGAATGTTTTATACTTATTGTCTGTTGGTCGCAAACTTTCCTCATCGCGGCGAGTGTTCTTATACATTGCATAAATACACTTATATTCCCGGAAATAGTCAGGATTCTCGCTTTCGATATTCAAAACCAAGTCTGCGGGTAGACGATCTTTGTCGAACATTTCAAGCATTGCATGTGCTGTCAAGGTTCTTGTGATATGCAATACGGCAATACCGCCACGACCGTCATCCTCGACATAAGTGTCACCTGGATGGAACGTCTGGTAAACTACTGACCCATCGACTAAATCCTCCTCTGGTAGCATGACAGGTGATCCGGTAATAGCCCCGTCCTTAGTGAATTGCGGAGATACATCGTAGAAGTTGGACCGGTTAAAGCTCGATAGTATCTGTTCGCTTCCCCCCTGAAAATACTTCTTAACTTCGTCCAGGTCCATGAGATTAGTCTTGGAAGACGCAAAATCCAGCCACGGAGTCGCGCTACTCATCATATACCCGATGATTCCCTCTGTGAAGATATTGGCTGCATTTTGAGGATGTCCATCATAAATACGCGCTCCATACTGTTGACCTGGTTGATCTGTCCTTAATAAGTCGTATCGACGAGGTTGGAATATCTTTGTTTCGACATTCCATAAAGCCTCGTAAGGTCTGCGCCTTTCCTCTAGTCTGCCGTGGTTCTTTATGATAAAGGCGGCTTTCTTCTTGTCATCCATATTGTCGAAGTTAAACATATTCAACCTCAAAGAATGTTACCCATACGATTCGGTGATGTTTCGGCTCGCTGTGATCACACACCATCTGCTTGCCACAATCTTTTCTGTTTACCTTTGTGACTTTTAACTTCTGCTGTTCGGCATATTTCAGCATTCCGCTTAAAAAGAAGTCATCTTCGGTTTTACGGGCTAACTCTGGAAAAGGATGGCGATTGCTTAAAAGGCAATCAACGTGCGATACTCCTGACAAACTCTTATTATTAGAAGTTGCGTCCCGACCTATAACGGGGGTAGTAGATTGGAAAGTGAATCGCAAGGCAATCGCCGCAACACTACATGATTTAATGAAGTCTCGTCTATTCATATCAACCTAACGTATCGCTTAATACCGGTCTGTTTAAACTTGGTTTACGTGTTAGAAGCCCTGCCGACTGTGAAGCTCCCCGACCTCTTGCCCGCAATAACCGTTCCCTGGTGTTCTTTCTCGCAATCTCTACTTCCGGCGATTGCCTTGTCGGGGGTGGACCTGTGGTAGTTCTGGGCAAAGGCTCCTGTTCAGGGAAGACTTCATCGAATATCCTCCGTGATGGATCAATGTCAAGCCCAAACACCTTCTTACCGCCCGGAAGTTTACTTCTTATATTTCCTGCATCAAAACTCATATTTACTCCACACTCAATAAATCGAATTCCGGTTGTCTTGCTTTGAATACTGGCATTGTTTGTTTGTTTTTCTTGTCAAGCTCTGAACCGCATACCACACAAGTGACTAACCCATCTGTATCAGGGATACCTGTTATCGCTCCGCAATTGCATTTAACTATGTACTTAGGCATTCTAATCTCTCATCCAGCCATATCGTTCGTGGTGTTGCTGAACCAGTATTGCATCGCTGCATCCCGGACATACTGAATTATTAGGCGGCCTGCCTGTTTCCTTGTTTTCCCAATCCGAGCGTTTTAATAGTGACGCCGTGCATATCTTATCTTTCCCACATACTACACAGTTCCTTGTCTTTGGCTTCATCCAATCAAAAATATCTATCCGCCTGTCTATGCAATGTACCACTATTTCGCGTCCCACTTGACATATCATTTCTTGCTCCAATCAATAAAGCCCTGCACCGCCTTGTAAACAATGAATATCCCGCCGATCACGCAAGCATACTTGAACTTATCCTCTGCTCCATCAGCCAGACCAATAACCGCTTGGATACTCAACATGAATGCCACCAGCTTCTTGCTTGGCCTGTCGTTTGGCTTTTTACTTACTTCTGAATCATTCATTTACACCACCTTAAGAATATCGACAAGGTTCTCTTTTTTTGGCTTGTTTTGCCAATACTCCCTGCCTTTTTCGACTGCCCACCATATAGACCCTATAACTGGAACACTGATTACTAAACAGGATAAGACGAACAGGCCTAAGTGTGGATCATTTAGTATATTATTCATTTCAAGTGCCTTTCTCTGCGAATCCGCCTAAACCTGATCGCTTTCATATCTCTGGCAATTTGCATCATTTCGACTTTTTCTGAGACCATCGCCTTAAAATCCTTGATTTCTTCTGGTGTTCCTGCATGTAACTCGGATAGTGTCTTGCCTTTTGTCATTATAACTTTCCTGTCATCATTGCAGCTCTTGCTTCCCGTAGCATATCCAATGTAAGCACAGATACGCCCTCTGGCTGCTTTGGCCTGTTTATTTGCTCTGCCCCTTGTATGATTGCTTTGCGTAGGTGCTTAGGCGGCCTACCCATCATATTAACATGTGTAAGCCTCCTGTCATCTACCCACGGCAAATCCTCTAAAGTCTCGTTTTCTTCTGGTAACATTACACCTCCAGATAATCATATTGTTTTTCACTCTCATACTGGCTAGGCTCCGGGATCGCTCCTGGATAGCCTATTCTACAATCGCCGATCCGCTCGTATCTGTACGCCATAGCAAGGTGACGGAAAGCGTCCGCCATGTGTCTATGCCATGTTTTAGCAGGCTGATCGTGATAAACCGTTTCCTCATCAGTACTTAGCGATTGATTCTTACGCTTGCCATAACCCGCCAACGCTTTAACAGTCGTCTGGCAATGTGGCTTATTGACCGTTACCAGTTTCCATATCGACCGACCAGCTTCTATTCCGTTATCTAAAGTGTG